CGAAATACTATCTGATTTGAATTATGTAGGCCTATACTTAAAACACTATAAAAGGAAAGAGGTTATCACGATGCCCAGAACGAAAGGCAGCAAAAACCGGCCCAAAACCAATACTACCATCGACTATGTAACCCAGATTGCAGAGAAGCAGGAGACTGTTGCATCTCTGAATACTGAAATCGCATCCATCACTGCCAACATTGACACTTTGAAGGCTGACCTGAAAGAGAAGAAGACTGCTCTGAAGTCCGCCGAGAAAGAAGTAGCCAAGCTCGAAGCGAAGAAAGCCAAAGCGGATCAGAAAGCCGCTGAAGAAGCAAAAAAGTCGGAAGCCGAGGCTGTGGTTAAAAGATTATTGGCCGGCGGCATGAGTGCTGACGAGATCCTTGAGAAGCTGAAGTGATTCTATTAGCCGTGTGAACTTCAGAAGTTCGCACGGTTATTTTTAGAGGTAGCGGTTAGCTAAAACTAATCGCGCTTCATAAAAATAGCCCCACCGTGGAGTGGGGCAATCGATCAGTCATTGTCCTCTGCTCGTATTCGGAGCAGCTCGGTTTTCTCGTTTTCCGTTGCCGGCCGCACGGCAGACTTCTCTCCAAACATTACCGCACCGCAGTCCGGGCAGCGGTCAGGAAGTGACTTGCTTTCAAAGCAGTAATGACAGGCATCGCAGTAGTACCGCAGATATTTTTTTGGAGTGAATTTCTTCGCATCAGCCTTCGCATCGAGGAAAAGTACTTCCATTTCTTTAATAAAAGCAGCCTGATCTTCTTTGGACAGCTCACCGCCGGCAAACAGGGCAGTGGTCTGTTCTTTTATTTTCTTTGCCTGTGCAACGCCGCGGGAACCATACTTCTTGCGGACATCTGCGTAGAAGAGGTCATCGTTCAGCTCTTGCTGGAAGGTGGCTTCATCCATAAAATAATCCGTAGTGACTCCAAGAGCAGCGGCAATCTTCTGGATTGCATCAACGCTCGGTTCACGCTGGTTGGATTCAATATAGCGGATCGCACGATCCGACATCGAAGCCCGACGTGCCAGTTCAGCCATACTCATGTGCTGGGCGGTGCGGAGGGCTTTTATTTTATCTCCGTTGCTTGCATCAGGAGCAAGGGTCGCAGCGGCCGTTGCTTTAACATCCTGCGTGTTGAGTAAATCAGTTTCAAAGTTCTTTTCGTCTTTCATGTCATGCCTCCATGTGGGATAATCTGCTGCCTGCTGGAGGGAAAGTTACCAGTTCGACAACAAAAAATTGTAAAGCTACTTGACAAGGAACAACTGTTCCGTTATACTGAGAACAAAGGTTCGGGAACTTCTGTTCCTATAATACAATAGAAGGTTGTAGAAGTCAAGGAGAATTTGAAAATAATACAGGATAATGAATTTCTTGAACTTAAAAATAAGAAAAATAAATTTCCGAAATGAGAAAAAATAGTTGCAAAAGATTTGCGGCTGTGATAGAATTCAAAGTGGAGGTGAGAAAAATGTTTTTCTTTGAACCGGATAACAATCGGGATGTACATAAAAGGATAACGGAATCATTGATTTCTGACAGCTTTGTATATACATCTAATATGGAAAATACAAGAATCCTGCTGGGGAAAGAAACCGAAAAACAGGGTTTGCGTGGAGCGGATCTAGCCGAACTGACAGGATGGTCTCCATCAAAGACAAGTAAACTTACAGCAGGAAAACAGAAACTTACAGCAGAAGACACTCGAATTTGGGCAAGAGCCCTTGGGTATACACCAGATCCGTTTATAAATGAAGATGCTGACATCAGATTTTATAAGTTGGACGCTTATATTCGTACACCGAGTGATGCTTTGGAAGCATATTTTGATGTCTCTGATGACTCACCGGAGCATACGGCAATTGCTAATTACGAGTTGCCGCTGTCGATATTATCTGTGCTTGGTGTTAAGCCTTCAGATTATGCAATTAGAGCAAATGCTTCCTATTTTGGCATTGATCCTTATTCTAAGAAGGGATTTGGAAACACAGCAACGAGTATCAGATTTTGGCAGCGTACTACTTCAAGCGGAGAGAATATGACTCCAGAATTCGGACTCTGGATATCTCCAGACAATGACTTCTTTTTATCTGCAGTCTATCTGAATAGGCGAGACGGTGAAGGTGGAATGTCTGCATTGCGGGCAACCTATAAAGACGCTTTGCAGATAGAAGAGAGCGATGCGGAAGCATTTGATAGCTTCGCCAAAGAAAACAAGGACTGGTTTCCACAGTTTTTGAAAAAAGGTGAGATTGTCGCAGTAGGTGCAAGTACAAATAATTTGCCGGGGCCAGGTGACTTGGAAAACGTATTGATTCGGTTGTTCAAACAGTATTGTGCTTTAGTATGGGAAGTAAAAGGCATTGATCTTTTACCTGAAAAGTACAAGCAAAGGGAAGAACTATCGGTCTTTCAACAATATGATATTTTAACTGGAGCGGCAGATTTTCCTGTAGATGTGAAGGAAGAAATTTTGCGGAGAGAAAACTATAAATGTGAAAACGATCCGACACACAAGACGTTTATTGATGCCAATGGAAAACCATATATGGAAACTGCTCCTATTGTTCCATTTTCTGTAGGAGTACAATTTGGTCAAACAATTTTTCAGGCGGAGAATGGGGTTTGCCTGTGCCCAATATGTAGAGCTAAGATGCGATATGGAACGCTTAGTGATCGAGAGGATATGATCTTAAAACTTTTCAGAAAACATCAGAAAGCGCTGCAAGAAAAAGGCATTGAAGTAACTTTAACGCAGGTTTTTACTGCCAATGGGCTGGGACAGTGAGATATTATCCGCTAACCGTGTAAGGAAAGGAGCGTACTGGTAAATGAATACTACGAATAACAATGCTCGCCATGAACATTCACATAGCGATTATGTCAGAACACAAGGGAACTTTGCAAACACAACAAATGACGATGTGCTCATCATGAAAAGCATCAGAGAGATTACCGGCCGGGGCAATAATGCCGAGGTCAAACGGCGCAGCGATGGAAGGCTGGCTGTTTATGAAGTGAAAAAGAGTATAACCATCGGATAATTGGATTCGATGAGGGGCTAATAGGAGCCGAAGATTGTGGTTATATGACCATGACCTTCGGCTCCTTTTGTCGTTTCAGAGGAAAAGGACATCGGCACTTTGCACAAACTAACGACTTGTTTCTGAGCCTTTTGACAAAATTTGCTAAAAGCTATTTACGCATAGCACAATATCTGCTATGATAAAAGATACCACAAAGAAAAGTGGTACCATAAATAAATAAGTTGAATAGAAGTAAATTTTATTGTCATAGGAGGTGTACAGAAAGATAATTTGATTTCAGCCTGATTCGCACGGTAGGAGGCATGGCGGATCGGCGAGCGGTGTGAAGAGCACCTTACATATAGTTGATTTAGATTATTTAATTTCATGATGATAGAACCACAGTTATAAGTTTGGTTCTTAGTTCAAAGTCAATGATATGTAGGTCGTAGTGCGCTCGTTTGTGGGTTGAAAGACAGTTATTGTTCTGATACACACGGCTTTTAAGAACATACAATCTTAAAGGACCGAAACACATTAGAGAAGCAAGTGTAGCGTTGGTAAATGCCAGCGACCTGTATCTCATGTGTTTCGGTCCTTTTTTATTACCTACAAAAGAGAAAGGGGGTGACCTTGTTGGCGGACACCTGGAAGTCGGATCAGGAAATTATAGGTAAAAAGATACAGGAAGCGCGGAAAGCTGCTCATATGACGCAAGAGCAGCTTTCGGAAGAAATGGGCGGCACTTGTACCAACAAGGTCATCTCAAGATACGAAAAGGGAAAAGTGGAGATGGGCGTACAGACGCTCATTGACATAGCGGAGAACCTGCAAGTTCCGGTAGACACACTGATGCCGGAGCGAGTGCAGGTACATACGGAGCCAAAAGATGATGAAATGAGCAGGTTATTTTCGGGATTAAATGAAAAGAACAAAGAGATGCTCTTAAATATGGCTCGTATGATGGCAGAGAATGAAGCATTGAAAATAGCAATTTGATATCCACATGGCTGAAGAAAAGGCTATGTGGATTTTTTTTTGCCCATTTTCCAAGAATGGCAGGAAAATCTACAAATATGTGGATTTTTGAAGCCGGGATTCATCTTTGCCGGGGAGGTGTCACACTGTCCATTTTGTTATCATATAGTCAGTTCAAGGGACAGCCCCACAGAGCCAAGGAAAAGAAGCTGATGGGACAGACCTGAACCAATAAAAAATATCGTAAGCCCGATTCTAGAGAAGGCGAAGGATACCATAGCAGAACCAACAGCGCAGCGATTTATTTGCTGGTGCTGGAGGTATGCGAATGGGATCACTCTGACTATCTCTGAACCAGGCTTTTCTTTTTGCCCTGCCAGCGGTGCGGTGCCCTCGCTCATGTTCTGCTTTGGTGTCTTTCCCTCCCAGAGTCCGGGGGAAAGGACAGAAAAATGATGAACATGATGACAGGAGCAGTAGCAATTAACGGTGGCGTTGGCGTGATGGAGATCCGCCAGCCGAAGATGGCAGAGGTCGTGGAGCAGGTCAGCACGGTTGCCGCGGATGTTGCCCAGAACGCACACATCACCCTGCGTGAGCTGAAGGAAAAGATCGATGCTGTGGTGGAACAGAAGCTGCCGACCTTTAAGACCCTCATGGAGCAGAAGCCTGTGGCAGTTGCCCAGACCACGGTGAACGATGCTTCCCTGACCGTGTATGAGAACGGTTATGCAGTCTATGAGGTGGACGGCGCACACACGGTTATGGCTGTGGAACGCTGCGGAGATTGCCGCTATGACTTCACGGATGGTACTTACCAGATCATTCCGGCAGAGGAATTCGAGAACATGGAGTGGAGCATTCGCCTTCTGATGGAGGGCGAACGCCGCATGGAACATAACCGCAATAAGACTTCGGACAAATTTGAAAACACCGCACTGGAATGCGATGGCTCGGATTGGTCGGCGGCTGTCATGGTGGACTTCATGGATGACTGCAAGGCAGAGGTGCTTGCAGACAAGGAACTGAAGCGGCTGTATGCGGCCATGAGCAAGCTGACCGAGCGTCAGATGGAGATCATCCAGCGCTACTATTATAAAGGTATGAACCAGGAAGAGGTTGCCGAGGAACTGGGAATCAGTCAGAGAGCGGTTTCTTACTCTCTGGAAGGTGCTTTGAAAAAAATCAGAAAAAATTTTTGAAAAACTACTTCTAAAACCGGCAAAAACGGTGTGCTTTATGAGAGGACTTGTTCCTCTACTACATAAACGGGAGGTAAGAACCTATGAGTACCGTAAGCAAGATGGCAGTCAAGGGTGTTTCGCTGAATCCTGTGGCACAGGCTCAGAATGAGACTGCAGAGGACAAGCATCCACCCGGCGGCACAGAAGCCGGCACTGCGGCGGCTCCGAAGAAAATCTTCGTCTGCTCACCGTATCGGCCGACCGCCGAAAATCTCAGATGCCAGAAAAGCCAGTTGGAAGCAAACATCGACCGGGCAAAGACAGCCTGCAGGATTCTTTCCACGCTGGGCTTCCTGCCGCTGGCTCCGCATCTGTATTTCACTCAGTTCTTGAAGGACGAGGAGAAGAAGGAGCGGGAGACCGGCATGAAGCTGGGATTGCACTGGCTGGAGGAAGCAGATGAGTTATGGGTGTTTGGCGATACCGTGTCAGAAGGCATGACCGCAGAGATCAAGAAAGCCCATGAGCTGAACAAGCCAGTCCGGAATCTTCCAGAGCCGGGGCGTGTGATCGAGCTGCTGTTAAAGAGCATCTCGGAACAGTACCAGATTCCGCTGGATGATAAGACCGAAGATCAGAAAAGCAAAGGGCAGCAGGATGCTGCAGAAAGTGAGGACAACCATGAATAACGAAATGAACGAGAAGAAGGCCGTAACTCTGGAAGATCTGCTCATGGAGCTGGTGAAGGAGGGCAAGGCAGTACGCATTCCGATTGGCAAGGCTGCTATCCAGCCGGACAAGGCAGAAGCCAACAAGGAGCAGGAAGCTTTGAAGCTGGACAAGCCGCAGGCAGTCCCGGCAACCATCCACATCGAGAATCTCCACATTCATCTGGATGAGCGTATGACTTCCTACAATTCCTTCCAGCCCGACGATAAGCCGGAAGACAAGGAAGAAGAGGAACTTCCGAATATCGATGTGGACGAGATGCTTGTCCAGATCAAGCAGAGTACAGGTCTGTGCATGAAGAGCATCCTCGCCGTCCTTGAAGCGGAGCACAAGTACCTGGACAGCATCTGGGGTACCGATGATGACGACTCTGATGAGGAGGACAACGCATGATGGCAGAGGATAAGAAGATTCTGGAAGCACCGAAGAAGGTTGTGGATGGTCTGGTGGAGGTCTTTGAGGGCCTCGCCCAGATGTTTTCCGGGGTGTCGGATCAGCTGGAAAAAAATCCGCTGTTGGCCGCTGACCCGGAGGATGAGATTCCACGCCCTTTGGCAGAGGTTCCGGCATTGTCGGAAAAGAAAGGTGCTGCTGCACCGCATCCCCGTAAGAAGCCGGTCAAGAAGATCCGCAAGGCAGATGTCCCGGTGGAAGAACCGGCAGAAGTCCCTGTGGCAGATGAACCTGCTGTCGAGGACGATGTGAACTCCGGAAGTTCACTTGAGCAGCCTGCCACGGAGAGTGATTCTGCGGAAAATGATTCCGCAGACGGTGAAACTGCGGACAGTGACTTCCCGGTGGACGATGCCGATGCGCTTCCGTGGAACGAGGATACCGGCCAGAAAGACACAGCTCCGGCAGAAGCAGAGCCGAAAGCTGGATACACCGATATCTACAAAACGGAGCTGATCTCCCTGACCGAGTTTGAAAAGCTCATGGGAAAGAAAAAGTTCCAGGAGATTCTTGGGGAATATGTGGCCAAGCCGCCCGGCAAGCTGACGCTTGTCCCGGATTCTGACCCAAGGCAGGCAGTCGATCTGCAGACTGCCGAAGATGAGTTCACGCCTCTGGACTGAGGCTGGACATAGAATACCAATACACAATCGATATATGGAGGATATTTCATTATGGCTAACAAAATTTCCAGTGTAACCAAAGTCGTTATCCCGTGCCGCATTTCCTTTGCAAACATCTTCGAGGCAAAGAGCATCAACGGCGGCGAGGCAAAGTTCTCGGTTTCCTGCCTGATCCCGAAGGGCGACAAGAAGACCCTGCTGGCGATCCATAAGGCAGTGGAGGCGGCCAAGGAGGATGGCAAGACCCGCAAGTGGGGCGGCAAGATCCCGCCCAACCTGAAACTGCCGCTGCGTGACGGCGACATTGACCGTCCGGACGATGAGAACTATCAGGAGCATTTCTTCCTGAACGCCACCAGCAAGGATGCACCGCAGGTCGTTGACCGTCATGTTCAGCCTGTGACCGACCCGATGATGGTCTACTCCGGCTGCTTCTGTAATGTCAGTGTCAACTTCTACGCCTTCAATGCCAACGGCAACCGTGGCGTGGCTGCTGGTCTGGGTAACATCCAGTTCGTCAAGGACGGCGAGCGTCTGTCCGGCCGTGCATCGGCTGAGTCTGATTTTGATGCTCTGGAGGATGACGAGGAAGTTCTGGGTGGCGGTGCCGACGAGGAACTGCCGGAGTATCTCTGCTAAGAATTACACAAGGAACACTGACTGGGGAGAGGCTTTCGGGCCTCTCCTTTTTACATGACGAATCGGGGTGAAGGATTTGAAAGAAATACTGATCGATATTGAAACTTACAGTGAGGTAGACATCGGAAAATGCGGTCTGTACCGCTATGCGACAGATCCCAGCACGGAGATCCTGCTGATCGCATGGGCAACAGACGAGGGCAGTGGCTTTGGAGAAACACAGTGTGCAGACATTGCCACAGGGGAACCTTTTCCGCAGGAGCTTCTGGATGCATTCAAGGACAGCAGCGTGAAGCTGATTGCTCACAATGCTGCATTTGAACGTGTGAATTTTTCCTGCTATTTGAACCAGCACTATCCGGGGCAGTACCTCAAACCGGGGAGTTTCCTGTCGCCGGATAACTGGATCTGCACGATGGTCATGGCAGCATCGCTGACCCTGCCGTTGGCCTTGAAGGATGTTGGCACGGTGCTGAAGACAAATCAGCAGAAGGACAAAGAGGGCGAACGGCTCATCAAGCTGTTTTCCATGCACTGCAAGCCCACAAAGACCAATGGGATGCGAACCAGAAACCTGCCAAAGCACTTTCCAGCAGACTGGGCGAAGTTCAAGTATTACTGTATTCAGGATGTCAACACCGAGGTGGACATCTACAATCGCCTGAAACGATTCCCGATGCCGGAAAAGGAGTGGGAGCATTACCGTACCAACGAGCGTATCAACGACCGGGGCGTGAAGATCGATACCGAGCTGGTGGAACAGGCCATTGCCTGTGATCTTATGCTTTCGGATGCCATGAGCAAGAAAGCCTATGAGTTGACCGGGCTGGAGAATCCAAATTCTGTATCCCAGCTCAAATCTTGGCTGGAGGAACGCGGTATCCCGATGGACACCCTCGGCAAAAAGGATGTGGCACAGATGATCGGTGAGCTGGATAAGAATGGCGTGGATGCGGAGGCACTGGATATGTTAAAGCTACGGCTCCAGATGGCAAAAAGCTCCGTCAAGAAATACCAGGCGGCAGAGCGTTGTGTCTGCCCGGATGGACGAGCCAGAGGACTGTTCCAGTTCTATGGGGCATCCCGCACAGGACGATATTCCGGCCGGAACATCCAGTTGCAGAATCTGCCGCAGAACCACATTTCCACGCTGGATGAAGCGAGGACGCTGGTGAAGATGGGCTGCTTCGATATGGTGGAGAGCATCTACGGCAACACACCGGATGTCCTGTCCCAGCTCATCCGCACCATGCTGATCCCGAAAGATGGCTGCGAGTTCATTGTGGCGGACTTCTCCGCCATCGAAGCCCGTGTGCTTGCATGGGAGGCCGGGGAGCAGTGGGTGCTGGATGCTTTCCAGAACGGGGAAGATCTGTACTGCGCCACAGCCTCCCAGATGTTCCATGTGCCGGTGGTCAAGCATGGCGTGAATGGCGAGCTGCGCCAGAAAGGCAAGATTGCTACGCTGGCCTGCGGTTACGGTGGTTCCTCCGGTGCGCTCATCAGCATGGGAGCCTTGCAGATGGGACTGAAGGAAGATGAACTCCCGGAGATTATTGATTCCTGGCGGGAGGCAAATCCCCAAATCGTGCAGTACTGGTGGGATACCGAGAAGGCGGCCATGACTGCCTTTAAGACCGGGGAACGGCAGGAAATCGGGAAGATCGCGTTTGAGTTTTATTCCGGCACACTCTGGATGGTGCTCCCATCCGGCAGGCGGCTTGCCTATCTGAAACCAAGACAGCAGCCGAACCGCTTCGGCCGTATGAGCCTGACCTATGAAGGTGTCGGCACGAACCATAAGTGGAGCAGACAGGAAACCTATTCCGGCCGGCTGGTCGAGAATGCAACGCAGGCGATTGCCCGTGACATTCTGGCGGAAGCAATGGATCGGATCTCGGCACACGGGCTGAACATTGTGGCTCATGTCCATGACGAGGTCATCATTGAAGCTCCGAAGGATCAGTACACGGTAGAGGAAATCTGCAAGTTGATGTCGGAAAATCCGGCATGGTGCAAAGGTCTGCCGCTGGCCGCTGCCGGGTACAAAGGCAACTACTATTTCAAGGACTGATGGGAGGACACAAAGATGCCGCATTCGATTGAGCTGATCAATGGCAGCATCCTGACTCCGTTTGGAATCAGGGATCTGCTGGAAGCTGTGAGAGATTACGCCGGCGATGAGCTGGCACAGGAGATAGAAAGCTATGTGTCGGAAAATGTCGAGGATATCGATGAGTACGAGCAGGAGTTTGACCGCATGGAAAAGGAATCGGAGCAGACCGCCGACCATTACCGTGCTGTCCTCTGCGATATCCAATACGAGGTCGATGCCCTGGACACCTTGCTGCACGATACCCGGCTGAATCGTAGCCGGATGCAGGGAGCTGTCAAGATCATCCGGCAGATGATCAATCGGGAACTGTAATGAAACACGGCGTTTGTGACGGGAAGACACGGACGCATAAACCGGCGTATAAATATGCGCCGCAGGATAGAAAGGAAAAAACTTATGAAAACAGGCAGAAATTTGCAGGATGTCCTTGTGGAACTGGATCGTCAGAACAAGGCAAAGCAGGATTTTATCAGTCCGGCGCAGGGGATGCACCTCCAGGAAGATGGCCGCACCTTTGAGATCAACCACCTGACTACGAACCAGCAGGAGGTGTTCGGCACTACCTCGTTGTTCCACCGTCAGGTGGCATCGGCACTGGGCATCCCGGCAAAATATTATGATCTCATGCAGGCACAGAAGCCGGAATTGCTGGCTCAGAACGTGAACACCTGGTTTGCGGACAAGCCTAGCTCTTACATGGTCCGCTCGATGGATTATGGTAGTGGACAGGTTGCCCGTGCGCTGCTGTCGGAGCGGTATCGCCGTATCGATAACATGGAGATCGCCACGGCAGTACTGCCGCTGTTTGCAGGAAACGATCAGTACGAGGTCATGTCCTGCGAGGTCACGGAGAATCGCCTGTACCTCAAGGTGGTTAATCACCGTCTGGAGATGGAGGTCAGCAAAGGCGATATCGTGCAGGCAGGTGTGATGATCTCCAATTCCGAGGTTGGCCTTGGGGCTGTGTCCATCCAGCCGCTGGTTTATCGTCTGGTCTGCACCAACGGTATGGTGGTCAATGACATGGGCGAACGCCGCCACCATGTCGGCAGACAGGCCAAGGCCGTGGAGGACAGCTTCGCACTGTATTCGGACGAAACGATGGAAGCTGAGGATAAGGCTTTTCTTTTGAAGCTGCGTGACACCACGATGGCTGCCATTGATGAGAGCCGGTTCGCACAGGTGGTTGGCCGCCTGCAGGATGCGATGTCCGTGCCGATCAGCGGCAAAGTGCAGGATGTGGTGCAGCTTACCGCCCAGACCTACGGCATCAATTCGGATGAGCAGGAAGGCATTTTGAAATACCTGATTGCTGGCGGTGACCTGTCGATGTACGGTCTGTCCAATGCAGTCACCCGTGTGTCACAGGATGTCGAATCCTATGACCGCGCCACTACGTTGGAAGGCATCGGTTGGCAGGTCGCCACGATGGAGCCGGCACAGTGGAAGCAGATCAATCAGTGAGGTGGCGCACATGGAAGATATCATTCACTGGGTCACAGAACACAAGGATGAAAGCCCGCCGAAGCGTAAGGTCAACCACAGCACCCGGACCCGACTGCCAATGAAGCCATCGGCAATGTGATCCGGGAAGAGCGCAGGAAGAACCGACCGAAAAAAAACGCCCGCGCATCGGTGTCTGGCGGGCAGAGGAGGCGAAGCCGGATGCGGGAAAGTGAAGTCGAAAAACAGTTTGTAGAAGCAGTGAGGGCCGTCGGAGGACAGGCCCTTAAATTTACCAGTCAGAGCATGAATGGTGTGCCGGACCGACTGGTTCTGCTGCTCGGCGGCAAGTGTGCCTTTGTCGAACTGAAAGCACCCGGCAAGCAGATGCGCATTCTTCAGCGCAAACGCAGACAACAGCTGGAAGCTCTGGGCTTTCCGGTGTTCTGCGTGGACCGGCTGGAACAGATCCAGCCTGCAGTGGATGCCCTGCTGCACTGGACACCGGGCGAACCCATCCCAAAGGGAATCGGGGCGAAGATCCCGGAGATGCCGGTGGTAGAACTGCCGGACACAGCAGAAAGCAGGGATTCCCATTCAGCACACAGTGGTGACAGCGGAGAGGAGGTGGTGCCGTTATGAAGTTCATTCCACACGGTTATCAGCGTTTTTGCACAGAGTATATCAAGACTCATCCAATCGCAGCTCTGTTTCTGGATATGGGCTTGGGTTAAGGCAAGACCGTCATTACACTGTCAGCCATCAAAGATCTGATGCTGAACACCTTTGAAGTCAACAAAGTTCTCATCATTGCACCGCTGCGTGTTGCTCGTGATACTTGGCCGGCAGAGATCGAAAAGTGGGATCACCTGAAAGGGCTGGATATTTCCGTCATCGTAGGAGATGTCAAGACCAGGATCGCGGCAGTCCACCACCCGGCGATGATCTACATCGTCAACCGGGAAAATATCAAGTGGCTGGTGGAGTATTACGAGAAAAACGGAATGCGCTGGGATTTCGGTATGGTCGTGATCGATGAGCTGTCATCCTTCAAGAATTACCAGTCCCAGCGTTTTAAGTACCTGCGGAAAGTCCGTCCATTCGTAAAACGGTGGGTAGGGCTGACCGGCACACCATCTTCCAATGGCTTGATGGACCTCTGGGCAGAGATCGGGATTCTGGACGGCGGGGAGCGTTTGGGTAAGTTTATCGGTCGATACCGGGAAGCCTACTTCAAAGCCGGCTCCATGAATCCGGCCACAGGTGTTGTGTTCCAGTGCAAGCCCAGAGAAGGAGCTGAAGAACTCATCTACCAACGTATCTCAGATATCACGATTTCCATGAAGGCACTAGACTACCTGAATATGCCGGATTGTGTACCGACTCGGTACGAGGTGGAGATGAACACCGAGGAGCGTAAGCTCTACGATATGCTTAAGCAAGACCTTCTGATTCCGTTGAAGGATGGGGACATAGACGCTGCCAATGCTGCATCGCTAACAGGAAAGCTGTTGCAGATGAGCAATGGCGCTGTCTACGATGAGAACGGCAAAGCAAGGATCATCCATGACCACAAGCTAGAAGCATTGGAAGACCTGATCGAAGCCGCCAACGGACAGCCGGTGCTGGTGGCCTATTGGTTCAAGCATGACCGGCAGCGTATCATTGACCATCTGACACACTTGAAGATCCCGGTACGGGACATCAAGAGCAGCACCGACATCAAGGACTGGAATGCCGGGAACATCCCAGTTGCCCTGATTCATCCTGCCTCTGCCGGCCACGGTCTGAACATCCAGCAGGGTGGACACATCCTGATCTGGTTTGGACTGACATGGAGCTTGGAGCTGTACCAGCAGACCAATGCCAGACTGTGGCGGCAGGGACAGACACAGGTGGTCACCATCCACCACATCATTACCAAGGACACCGTGGATGAAGATGTCATGGCTGCCTTGGAACAGAAAGATATGACACAGGAGAAGTTGATCTCAGCAGTAAAGGCACGGCTGGGGGAATAGGAGCAGAGGAATGAATAAGAATCTTTTTTTGAGTCAGGAGGACCGTCACTCGGAGGAAAGCCCTCTGATCTACAAGTGGGCAAAGCCGGTGACGGCATTGAAAGCAAAGCGTGATGCGGATGGCTTCATTGCTCCTTGGGCAATGTTCCGCCCACTGGGAGATAAGGGGCTATTCAGTGCAATGCTTGGAGAAAATGCGGTACGCAGGGCTGCCGACCTTCGGCTGAATCGTGACCTCCTGCTGAAAGAGATATACGAGCATGAGATCGAACAGCTGATGTGCCGGGTCCGTCTGAGTGAGATTGAAACACAGCAGAAGTTTGCAAAAGAGGACCGGGAAATGGAACTGTACCAGCAGGGCAGAAGCCAGCATCAGCCCAAGATCACCTCGGAAACGACCCGGAAGGTCTGGTTGGATGCCATCACATGGAAATACGACTTTATCCAGCGGTACAAAAAGCGGTGCTTCCAGTTTGCAGAAGCGGTCATTCTTCGAATCACACTGAGGGGGCAGGATGTCTGTGGAAATAACGACCTGATGGAGCAGTTCATTGAGAAGGCAAATAAGATGCCGGAAGCAAACCGTTTTCTGCTGGATCAGATGTACGAGCTGGCGTGGAATGTGATCTATATGTTCAAGTATGATGTGAGTCCGGACAAGGTGCCGGCTCCTTGGTACGACAAGGTTGGAGGTGTCAAAGAATGAGCGCAATGACGATTTCAGAGAAAAGCGCCGTTTCCGAGAATATTGACTGCTATGAGAATCTGGCAAATGCCATTGTGCTGCAGGCGGTCAAGGATTACAAGGCGGCTCTGCACACACTGGAGGATTACCCGGAGAGCAGCTTTGCCAAACATGAGATCGTGGTGCAGGAGAAATTTTTCCATTCACAGTGGTTTGGGATTCTCACAGATCTTGACCCGGAACGGCTGATCTCCGGGGTAAAGGAGCGTGTCAAGATCGAAGCTGTTGAACGCAGAAGGAAAAAAGCAGAACGCCTGCGCAGGAAAAACGAAAAGGATATGAAACAGCTTTTGTGGCTGCTCACGGATGCCGGGGTAGAGCTTGTGCCGGAGAAAATCCGGGAGTTGAAATTCTTGTAAGGATAGAGGGAAGCGGCCAGGATGGAGGATGAAAGATGGCTGAAAAACAGGAAAAATTGCAGGAAGTGGACTATTTGGAAAAGGCCAGGGAACTGGCCGATTCTTATCTGCTTCTGATACACAGGCGGGATCTGCTGCGCCAGCAGTACGAGGATTCCCAGTCGTGGTTTTATACCAAGGATGAGATCATCTACAAGCTGTCGCAGGGAGCACATGAGGAATCCGAACGGGTGCAGACCAGCGGAACCTCCAACCCGGTGGAACGCACCGTGCTGAACTGCGATAAGGTGCTGGCATCCATGAATCGGGAGGTTCAGACCCAGCGCACTGAGCAGTTTCTGGAACCCTACTACAAGGTCTGTGAGGATATCGAGCTGTTTGAGATCGGTCTTCGCAGCCTGCGCGGACTGACCCGCATTGTTGCCGAGCAGCTTTTTGTGGACGGGAAGAAGCAGACAGAAATCACAGGTCTGGATGGTAAATTCTTGGGTAGGCGGGTAGTGGAGAGGGAGAAGGAAGCTGCTCTGCAGGGAATAGCGGACAGGATATGTCTGTACCAGAACAGGAGGCAGGAATGAGAAACGAAGCAACAGAAGAAATGCTGGCGTTCACCACAGAGGTGTGCCGGAAGTATGAGCAGGTCAAAACGATTGCGGAGGGAGCAGAAGCTTCGTGGAAGCAAAATCTTGAGATGGCAGCAACCTCCAAGTATCCTGGGGAAAAGGAAATGTACGACCAGCAGGCTGCGGAGGATCTTTCCAGATACACAGCGGCAAAAGAATGGCTGAAGCTGGTGGATGGCGCGGTGGCGAAGGTCAGAGAGAAAAAGGCGCGCCTCGTGCTGAAACAGAACTGCTTTGCTGGTGCCACCATGAAGTCAATCCTGATAGACAAAAAGGCAGGGATTTATATGAGCCGGTCAACCGCAACAAGGTATAAAAAGTGTGGACTGACAGAATTGGCAGTCCATTTAGCATCTGTGCAGGATGGACTGGAAAAGGCTGAGAAGAAAATTCATGAAAATGAGCCATAATGAATCTCATTGAGCCACTTTGAAGCAAATTCCCTCTTAACCGTACATTGGCTTTTTGCTATACTTTATACTAGGAAAATAAGATAGATGGGAGCGGATAGAAGTGCTGGGAGTGATGAAGCTGCTCGGTATTTTTTATCCGCTTTTTTACATGGTACGCCGCCGGGAGAAATCCTCCTGACGGCTTTTTGTGTGTCCGAAAGACACAGACGAATTGGAGGTGAACCCAAGATGGGAAGAAAGAAGAGCAATGCTCGTTCTCTGCCGCACGGCAAGAAGATCCACGTCAACAAATACATCACAAAGCACGGCAACACGAAGAAAAAGATGACTGGCTTTGAAGTTCCGAGCACTGGCAATGCACATCCGACATTTGAGGAATTACCGGCGCACCGCTGGCCGATTGCCCGTACTCCGAAACAGCATGAGATCTGGTTCGCAGAACTTGGTGACCACTATGGCACTTCAGTGCAGAGTGGCAATCGCCCAGTGCTGGTCATCACGAATGATGTTTCCAACCGATATTCCCAGACGCTGACGGTCATTCCACTGACCAGCAAGATGAAGAAGCTGGAACTGCCGACCCATGTTGTTCTGACAAAGGAGCACTGTGAAATGCTGAAAGCAGAGCAGATGGAAGATTCCGTCCTGCTGGTCGAGCAGATCACAACGATTGACCGGTCAGCATTGTACAGCCGCCTCTGCCGGGTGACTTCTGCGGAAAAGAAGCAGGAAATCGAAAGAGCTGTGGCGAGGCAGTTCGACATGAAGCACTCGGCAGAGAACACCGCACACCACCATGACGGGAAGGAGGTCTGATGGCATGGTAGACATCAAAAACATCCCGGCAGAGTTAAAAACGGCCTGCCGGTTCTGTGCATGGAAGTTTGAAAAGCGCAATGGTCAGAAAACCAAGATGCCGTATAACCCGGCAACTGGTGATCGAGCGAAGATCAACGACCTGCGTACATTTACGGATTTCAAGACGACCCTCATGGCGTATGCGATGGGCGGTTATGACGGCATCGGTATCGCTGTTGGAAACGGCATCGGTGCTTTCGACTTGGATGACTGCTTCCGGGAGGACGGTACGCTGAATGACACAGCGGACACCGTTCTTTCCATCTTTCCCACAGCGTATGTAGAGAAGTCACCGTCCGGAAAAGGTCTGCGTGGATTCTTCCATGTGGCAGAGGATTATGTCTTTGACAAGACGGTCTATTACATCAACAACCGCAGCAAGCATTTGGAAGTGTATATGCCCGGTGCGACAAACCGCTTCGTCACCGTGACGGGAGATGTTTACCGCACAGGTGAGATTCCGAATGACCAGACTGCGATGACGACACTGCTGGATTCGCTGATGAAGCGAAACAAGCAGGTACAGCAGAACCATTTCCAGCATCACTCGTATCTGGATGATGAGGCAGTCATTCGACACGCAGAGGAGGCCAGCAACAGCGAGAAGTTCAAGAAGCTGCATGCCGGTGAGTGGGAAGAACTCTATGGTAGCCAGTCGGATGCAGACATGGCAATGCTGTCTATCCTGGCATTCTGGTGTGGCTGCGATGAAGAGCAGATGGACCGCATCTTCCGCACTACGGGACTGATGCGTGACAAGTGGGACCGCAAGCAGGCCGGCACGACCTATGGAGCAATCTCTATTCGGAATGCGGTGAATTCCTGCGCTGCGGTATACACGCCGGTCAATGCGCAGGACATTGTGGATGAAGAATTCTCCAAGCTGGATGAGGAGGACTACATCGAATTCCAGCCGGATCTCTCTAAAATCACAGTCACATTGGAGGAAATGGCTCCACACACGAATGCCCGGTATGGTCGGAATGAGATCGGCATGGGCAATATGTTTGCGGACTATTTTAAGCAGATCGCCCGGTATAACAGTGAACGCAAGGGCTGGTACGTCTATGACGGTTCTGTCTGGAGACCGGACAAAGGAAATCTTAAGGTTTCGGAGCTGGCGAAGCTGCTGGCAGACAAGCTGTATGTGTTTGCCCTGACGATTACCGAGGAAGATGCCCGGAAACGGTTCATCGACCGGGTGAGAAAACTGCAGCTTCGCAAAAATCGTGAAACCATGCTGAAGGATGCTATGTCTGTGTACCCGATTTCCATGCAGGCATTTGACAGGAACAAGTACCTGTTCAACTGCAAGAACGGAACGCTGGATATGCGGACATTGGAGTTCCGTGAACACCGCCCGGATGACTATCTCACAATGGAATCCGGTATCACTTATGACCCGAATGCAGACTGCCCTCGATGGCATTCGTTTATTCAGGAAGTGATGTGCGGGGACAAAGATCTGGCGGATTTCCTGCAGCGCTCCCTTGGGTATGCTCTGACCGGTGACACCTCACAGGAGTGTATGTTTATCCTTTACGGTGCCACTTCCCGAAATGGCAAAGGCACAGCAATGGAAACCTTTTTGAAAATTATGGGGGATTACGGCAAAACTTCCAATCCGGATATGCTGGCAACCAAGTTCCGTGGTGGCAACACAGGTGGACCTTCGGAAGAAGTAGCCCGACTGGTTGGTGCACGATTCGTGAACATTTCCGAGCCGGAGAAGAAGATCACATTCAATGCGGCTCTGGTCAAGAGAATGACCGGAAACGACACAATCAATGCCAGATTCCTGAACGAGAACAGTTTTGACTTTGTGCCGGTGTTCAAGATTTTCATTAACACGAACTATCTGCCGAACGTCAACGATATGACGCTGTTCCAGTCCGGACGACTGAAGATCATCCCGTTCAACCGCCATTTTGAGGAAGGCGAACAGGACCAGGGCTTGAAGGGGCAGTTTGCCAAGACGGAAAATCTGTCCGGCATCTTCAACTGGTGTCTGGAAGGGTATAAGAAATTCTGTCAGCAGGGGCTTGATATTCCGGATGCGGTCAAGACGGCCACAGAGGATTACAAGGATGACTCCGACCGAATCGGGCAGTTCATCGAGGCATGGATCGAGAAGGATGAAAATGCTGAACTTCGCACCTCCGCAGCATACCAGCTTTATTCAAAGTGGTGTGAGGAGAACGGCTATTCTTCCGAGAACCAGAAAAATTTCAAAAATGCCATCGGTGTTCATTTCAAAATCATGCGCAAACGCCCAAAGGACGGTGGCGGGCAGACAACTATGATCTTGGGTTGCAAATTCCGCGAAGTCGAGGAGGGCGCTGAGGAGGCAACGGTTCAAGAAGCATATAAGCCGAAAGATGCGCTGATTTGAAAGCAGAATCATTAAGGATGTGTAGCAGGTCGCAAGTTGTAGCTTGCTTTTCATATCCTTTTTTATTATTACTTTCTTTTATAGATTTCTATATGAAAAAGTAGCTACAAGTTGCTACTTGCGACAAGAAAAGAAAACAAGAAGATTTGAAAGTTACTTTTTCACTGGGCGGCCCAATCTTTGTGGGCATCGCATTTACACTGTAAAAGCAATATTGGAACATGGCAGGCAGTCTTTGTGGGAGCCTATTTGTGGGCAAGGGCAAAGGCGGCCTGCTTTGTGATACATGAAAGACGGAGGGCAAAGAACATGAGTAAGATTATTACCTGTGAGCAGGTCAGTGATGGTCATCCCGACAAGATTTGTGACCAGATTGCGGATGCCATTGTGACCGACATCCTTCAGCATGACAAGAACGCCCGTGTCGCAATCGAGTGTCTGCTGAAGAAGAACCAACTCTTTATTGCCGGCGAGGTCACGACCGACTACCAGCCGAACTACCACCAGATCGTCCACGATGGGCTTACCCGCATCGGCGCCGAGAAGCTGGGCTTTGACATGAGGGAGCTGCTCCGCATCGGCATTCTGGTGGACAACTCTCCGGGCGGGAATGTGTTCGCCGCTGCCGAGATCTATACCATGCTTAAGGACTACAAGGGCAGCATCACGGTCAAAATCGATGCGATTGCGGCATCTGCTGCATCCGTTGTGGCAATGGCCGGTGATACCGTCCAGATGAGCCCTGTTGCCATGCTGATGATCCACGACCCCAGCACCGTTGCGATGGGCAATACCAAGGACATGGAAAAAGCCATTGAAGTGCTGACCGAAGTCAAGGAGAGCATCATCAATGCCTACGCAGCGAAGAGCGGTCTCAGTCACGCCCGCATTGCCAACCTCATGAGCAATGAGACATGGATGAATGCGAAGAAGGCGGTGGAGCTGGGATTCGCAGACGAGATCCTCTTTGCAAAGAAAGAGGAGGAGCCGGACAGTGACCCGGCAGACCCGAAGAATCCGGAAGAAGACCCCGACAGTGAACCGGGCGAGGGCGAAGAAAAGAAGCCGTTCCAGAAGGATACGGCAGGGCACCTTTTCTCCAGCCGTCAGATGGATCTAATCGTCCTGAACCGTTTGGGTGTGAAGCCGGAAGATGTGGGACAGAAGCACACTGAGCCGAAGGAGTCGCCTGCTGACCCGAAACCGTCCGCAGAGCCGACCCCTTCGGCAGAACCGCCTGCCAATCCGGGGCCTGTTCTTGACATGGACGGCAAGACCGAGGATGGCAGCATTCCCTACAATATCCTGATGAAGCAGCTTGAGTGCATGAAGTGATGTGCATTCAGGCTGTTTTTCATATCACCACAAATCAATCTATGGAGGACAAACACTATGAGTAAGATTCTGGAACTGCGCACCAAGCGCAACACTCTCTGGGAGCAGACCAAGGACTTTCTGGAGAAGAACCGCGGCGAGAACGGTCTGGTAAAGGCTGAGGCCGTGGAACAGTACAACAAGATGGCACAGGAGGTCAAGGACCTGGGTGCAGAGATCGAACGTCTGGAGCAGCAGGCACAGATCGAGGCACAGCTGTCCGCACCGACTTCCAGTCCTGTCCATGCCGACCCGAAGAACGGTGCCAAGAAGGATGTCAAGCCGACTGCCACTGCCGAGTATGCCGAGAACTTCTGGAACATGATCCGCAACCGCGGCCATTACGGCGAAGTCCGCAATGCCCTGTCTGTGGGTGAGGACACCGAGGGCGGCTTTACCGTTCCCGATGAGTTTGAGAAGAAGCTGGTGGAGGCACTGGAGGAGAACAACATCTTCCGTGGCATGGCGACCGTCATCCGCACCAGCTCCGGCACTCGCAAGATCCCTATCGCAGAGGATACCGGTGAAGCCAGCTGGATCGATGAGGGCGAGGAGATCCCGGAGAGCGATACCACCTTCGGCCAGACCATGCTGTCTGCGTACAAGCTGGGCACTATGATCAAGATTTCTAACGAGCTTCTGAACGATTCCGCATTCGACCTTGCCACCTATATTGCCCGCCGTTTCGGTGTGCGTATGGGCAACGCAGAGGAGCGCGCCTTTATCACCGGTGACGGTGTGGGCAAGCCTCTGGGTCTGCTGGCTGAGACTGGCGGTGCCAAGGTCGGTGTGACCGCTGCCCAGAAGGATGCTGTGTCTTTTGATGAGATCTTCAAGCTCTACTATGCACTGAAGGCTCCGTACCGCAAGAAGGCACAGTTCCTCTGCAACGAAGCCCTGGTGCTGCAGCTGATGACCATTAAGGACAACAACGGCAACTATATCTGGAAGCCGGGTCTGGAGATCGGCAAGCCTGATACCCTGCTGAACCGTCCGCTGAAGACCTCTGCCTTCATGCCGGAGATCAAGGGCGGCAGCAAGGTCATGGCCTTTGGCGATTACAGCTACTACTGGGTGGCTGACCGCCAGAACCGCACTTTCCGCCGTCTGAACGAGCTGTATGCCCGTACTGATCAGGTCGGTTTCCTGACCACCCAGCGTGTGGATGGCAAGCTGATCCTGCCTGAAGCCGTACAGCTTCTGCAGATGGCACCGCAGGGCTAAGAAAGCTAGGAAAGGAGGAGCCGGTTATGGCACTGATCCCGCTTTACGAAGCGAAGATCTATCTCCGCGTGGACAGCAGTGATGAGGATGCCCTGATCGGCATCCTTCTATCTTCTGCGGAGCAGATGTGCAAGGACGTGGGTCGTTTATCGGAAGATCAGTGGGAGGCAGTCAATGCCGCTGACCGGGATGCCGAAAATGGGATACAGCCCACAAGGGAACTGGAAGCCCTGCGCAGCACCTGCCGTGTGGCGATTCTGTATGCGCTGGGGTATCTCTATGAGCACCGGGACGAAGCTGACCATAAGCAGCTGATGCTGACGCTTCGTTCCATTCTGTTTGCTGTGAGGGAGGGGGTGTTCTGATGATCGAGAAACTGAATGAGCGGATCACGATCGAGAAGAGCACGGTCGTGACCGATAAGGTTGGAAACCATCGGAACACATGGGAGGAATATTTCACCTGCTTTGCCTACGCTTCGACCTATCAGGCGCAGGAAGAAGAGGGTGAGGTCACAGCCGAACAGAAGAGCGTGGTGTTCACGGTTCGCTGGTGCAGTGAGACGAGAGGTCTGACTTCCACCGGTTTCCGCATCCGCTTCCGGGAGCAGCTCTACAATATCGAATCCGTTGACCCGATGAACTATCAGAAGAAGATCCTGAAGATCCATTGCGGACTGGAGAGGAGGCAGCCGGATGAGCAGAACCGTCAGCATCGATGAGATGGCAGATGCCATCAACGAAGGCTTAAAAGAATATGCAACGCTTGCTTCCATGCAGGTGAAGAGTGCTGTGCGTAAGTCCGCCAAGACGGTCAAAGACCAGATTTCGACCAATGCACCGTCCCGGACGGGCGCATACAAGGGAAGCTGGGTAGCGACCAAGCAGTCCGAATCCAGTCAGAGTCTTCAGATGGTGGTGCATTCCAAGAACCGCTACCAGCTGGCGCATCTTCTGGAAAAAGGTCATGCCAAGCGTGGCGGCGGTCGTGTGGCAGGAAGACCGCATATCGCTCCGGCTGAACAGGCAGGTATCGAGCAGCTCCAGTCCCTTATCGAAAAGGCACTAAAGTAAGGAGGAACCAATGACCCACGAAGAAGTAAAAGCTCTGGTGGAGGAGATGGGGCTTCCTTATGCGTATGACCATTTCGCAGAAGGGGAGAGCCCTGATCCACCGTTTATCTGCTTCCTGTATCCCAGGGCTGAGAACTTTGGTGCGGATAACCTTGTGTACCACCACTTTAATCGGCTGGACATCGAGGTCTACACCGATTACAAAGACCCGGATATGGAAGCAAATATTGAAGAAGTCCTGACCGCACACGAACTCTACTATGAGAAAAGCGAGGTCTGGATCGAAACCGAAAAAATGTATGAAGTCCTGTATGAGCTGACCGTGTGATGCTCATGCGGGATATTTTTATGGGAGGAACACTATGTCGAAGAAAAGCAATAAGGTCAAATTTGGCCTGAAAAACTGCCACTATGCAAAGGCGACCTTTGATGAAGATGGCAGCGTCACTTATGCAAAGCCGGTCCGCATCCCCGGTGCCGTCAGTCTTTCTATGGATGCCAATGGCGAGATTGAACCGTTCTATGCGGACAATATCGCCTACTATGTCGTGAATAACAACTCCGGCTACGAGGGTGATCTGGAGATCGCGCTGATCCCGGAGAGCTTCCTCACGGACATCATGCACGAGGAGCTGGATGGCAACGGCGTGCTTGCGGAGAACGCTAATGTGGAACTGGAGCATTTCGCCTTCCTGTTCGAGTTCGATGGCGACCAGCGCCACATCCGTCATGTGCTGTACAACTGTGTGGCAAGCCGTCCGTCCATCGAGGGTGAGACCAATGAGGACAGTAAGGAAGTCAAGACGGACACCCTGAACCTGCAGGCAACCCCTCTGGCAAACGGTTATGTCAAGGCAAAGACCGGCACCAACACCACCGATGATGTCTATAACAAGTGGTACGATGCGGTCTACGAGCCGCAGGCGGAAGCTGTGGACACCGAAGACACCAGCTACACCGAGGAGCCGCAGGGCTAAGTGCTCGACACACACTGCAGGGCTTCGGCTCTGCTTACATTATTATAAAGAGGTATATGATTATGAAGAAGATTTTTCCTTTGTTCGCAGTGATTATCGTTCTGGTGCTGGCTGTCTGCTCGTTCCACATTATCCCCACCGGCTACACGGGCGTGAAGACCAGCTTCGGCCAGATCCAGGAGACCACCATCCAGAGCGGTAAGCTCAACTTCTGCATTCCCTTTGTGCAGAGCATCCACAAGGTCAACAACAAGCAGCAGGATAAGCACATCGAAGCGCAGGTCTGGGGCGAAGCCTCCGACAAGACTCCTGTGTATGCTGCTGATGTCATCGTGACCTATCAGGTGCTTCCTGAGAAGAGTGCATGGCTGTATGCGAATGTGTCCGACATCAAGAATCTGGTCGGTGATGAGCTGGTGGCATCTGCCATCAAGTCTGCGATGGCTGAACTTGGTCCCAATGAGGTGACGAACCGTACCAAGATCGAGCCTCTGGCACAGCAGAAGCTGGCAGAGTCCCTTGTGCAGAAATATGGTGAGGACGTTGTGTTCGTGAATAAGGTCGTCATCAACGACATGAATTTCGAGGATGCCTATAACGAAGCCATCCAGCAGAAGTCCATTGCACAGCAGAATGCAGATAAGCAGAAGATCGAGAATGAAGCCGCCATTGCCAAGGCAGAAGCGGATAAGCAGGTGGCGATCACCAATGCAGAGGCGGAAGCCCAGAAAACTTCCATTGCCGCAGATGCACAGGCAGAGGCAAACCGCAAACTGGCAGAAAGCCTGTCCGATACGCTGATCGATTACCAGAAGATCCAGAAGTGGGATGGTAAGCTGCCCACTGTGAGCGGCGGTAATGCACTGGTGAGCATTGACCCGGCAGAGTAACAGAAGAACAGACACATGGCAGGGCTTCGGCTCTGCCAATTTTACATGAAATTTATGGAGGATTACGATTATGGCAGTTACAAAGAAAATCGAGATCGATGGCAAGGAAGTCACCTTTAAGGCAAGTGCCGCGGTGCCTCGCCTGTACCGTATCAAGTTCGGCCGTGACATCTACAAAGACCTGCGTCAGCTGGAAAAGAGCGTAGGAGAGAACGATGAGGACAATTCCAACCTTGATCTGTTCAGTCTGGAGATGTTCGAGGACCTGGCATGGCTGATGGCCCGTCATGCAGACCCGGCAAAGGTGCCGGACAGCCCGGAGGAGTTCCTGGACCAGTTCAACACCTTCTCCATCTACCAGATTCTGCCCCAGCTGATCGAACTGTGGGGGCTGAATGTGCAGACCGAGGTGGAATCCAGAAAAAACCTCGAAAAAGTGAGCGGGAAATGACCACCCCGCTCTTTCTGCTGCGTTGTGTACAGCTCGGTATCAGTATTGCCGATCTCGACCTGCTGACCATCGGGTTGGTCAATGATATGTTCACGGAGCGGCAGAACGACGACTATCCGTATAAAGAACTGGCAAGTCAGTCGGATTTCGACCGGTTCTAAAGCAAAAACCAGACGACCGTGCTTATATTGTGAACGAAATAAGCACAATCGTCTGGCAATGGGTATAAAAAATCCCCCAGCCGTGCACAACTGGGGGAGAAAGAAGGTGGCCCGAAGGTCATCTTCCCAGTCTCGGACCTCGCAAGGTTACTGAAACCTGATCATTATTAAAGTATAGTCGATTAGGCAGAGAAAGTCAATCGGACTTTTCGTGCTTGAGAACTCTCTTCTGGGCAAGTTCGTACACTTCTTCATCAGCACGGACTCCAATGACGATAATCATCATAGATGTCTCCGTGCGTCGAAGCTGATAGACAATGCGCAGACCTGCCGAGCGAAGTTTGATTTTCAGAAGCCCTGCAAGGTTAGTGCTGTTGTGATTGCCGAGCGGTTTGCCGTAGCCCTGTTCATCAACAGGCAGTGGATTTTGCTGAACTTTTTTGATGGCTTTCAGAACAAGATTGCGCTGGCTACCATCTAAACCTTTGAGGTCTTTTTCTGCTTCAGGGAGGTATTCAACTTTCCAGCTCATTCGATTTCTACCTCGTCAAAACCGGCGAGATCGTCTTCTGTAACACCAAGACGGCGGTTCATTTCTTCCTCAGAAATCAAAGAGGTGGGATCAAAGTGTGCCATACGTTCAGAAGCAACAGCCAGCAGACGAGCATCATTTAATTCATCCATTAAACGGACATATTCGTCCGGGGAGATGAGAACGCATTCGGCAGCATTGTTTTTCATAACAACCTTGGCACCGCACTGCTTGACATCTTCAAAAATTTTTCCGGCAAGACCACGGTTGAATTGGGTGATTGGTACAGTGTTGGTAATAGCACTCATAACAGAAGCCATAATCGTCAACTCCTTTCTTTGATTGCATTATAGCACATGTTTGCAAAAACATCAACCGGTTAGCCGATGAATTTACTGATAAATATATTGTATGCTGAAAGGCTGACTTTGATACAAATCCAATAGTATTTTATTCCTTTAGCCTGTCTGCCCTGTGCAGATGGGCTTTTTTCATGCCTGCGAGGAGGTGGTTACGCAAATGGCATCCAGAATCCAGGGCATCACCGTTGAGATCGGCGGCGATACCACAAAGCTCTCCAAAGCACTGGAAAGTGTGAACAAATCAATCAAGGGGACGCAGTCCGGACTGAAGGATGTCAACAAACTCCTGAAACTGGACCCTTCCAATACAGAACTGGTTGTCCAGAAGCAGAAGATGCTGAAGGATGCCATTGAAGCCACCAAGGAAAAGCTGGCAACTCTGAAAACTGCCGCACAGCAGGCGAATGAGCAGCTTGCCAACGGTGAGATCACCCAGCAGCAGTACGATGCCCTCCAGCGTGAGATCGTGGAGACCGAACAGAATCTACGATCCTTACAGAATCAGGCGGCGACCACGAATGCGACTCTTGCCAAAATCGATGAAGCCGGAGAAAAGCTTCAGAACATCGGATCTTCTGTGGAGAATGTCGGCAAGAAGTTCCTGACGGTGACTGCCGCTGTAACAGGTATTGGCACTGCCGCAGTGAAGACGGCAGCCGACTTCGATTCCGAGATGAGCAAGGTTTCTGCCATTTCCGGTGCGACTGGGGATGACTTCGACCAGCTTCGTGCAAAAGCCCGTGAGATGGGTGCAAAGACAAAGTTCTCCGCATCCGAGGCAGCTTCGGCGATGGAATACATGGCCATGGCCGGATGGAAGACTTCTGACATGCTGAACGGCATCGAGGGTATCATGAACCTCGCGGCGGCATCCGGTGAAGACCTCGCCACGACTTCGGATATCGTTACGGATGCCCTCACAGCTTTCGGTTTGTCTGCGGCAGATTCCGGGCATTTTGCAGATATCCTTGCAGCCGCTTCTTCCAATGCGAATACCAATGTCTCCATGATGGGCGAGACGTTCAAGTACTGCGCACCTATCGCCGGTGCACTGGGGTTCTCGGCAAAGGATACCGCAGAAGCCATCGGTCTGATGGCAAACAGTGGTATCAAGGCTTCGCAGGCAGGTACGTCCCTTCGTACCATCATGAACAACCTTTCCGGTGAAGTGACCTTTGTGGGTAAAAACATCGGTGAGGTCACGATTGCGACCAGCAACGCAGATGGCAGCATGAGAAGCCTGAACGACATCCTTGCGGACTGCCGTGTGGCATTTTCCGGGCTGTCGGAATCTGAGAAAGCAGCCAACGCAGAGGCACTGGTCGGCAAGAATGCCATGTCCGGCTTCCTTGCCTTGATGAATTCCAGCGAGACGGATATCAACAAACTGCGTGGTGCCATTGAAAACTGTGACGGCGCATCCGAGAGCATGGCAGAGACCATGCAGGACAACTTAAATGGTCAGCTCACCATCCTGAAATCTCAGCTGGAGGAGCTGGCTATTTCTTTTGGCGATATCCTGATGCCGACCATCCGCAAGATCGTATCTGCCGTGCAGCAGTTCGTGGATAAACTGAACAGCATGGATAAAAGTACCAGGGAAACGATCATCAAGATCGGACTCCTGGCAGCATCCATTGGTCCGCTGCTCATTGTGCTGGGCAAGACCATATCGACCGTCGGCACAGCGATGCGGGGGTTCAGTTCTCTTGCAAAGGGTGTCCGGCTTCTTATCACCCATGTGGGTAGTGCCAGTGGTGTGTTCAGCAAGCTTGGGGTGGTTCTGGGCGGTCTGTCCGGGCCGGTCGTAGCAGTGGTGGCGGTCATCGGTACGCTGGTAGCAGCATTCATGAACCTTTGGAACACAAATGAAGAATTCCGTACTGCCATTACCGGCATCTGGAACGACATTGTTTCCAAGGTGAAAGGTTTCTGCGACCAGCTGACACAGCGGATCAATGGGCTGGGCTTTGATTTTAAGGATGTCACCGAGGTACTGAAAGCAGTCTGGGATGGATTCTGTCAGGTGCTTGCTCCGCTGTTTGAGGGAGCATTTTCCTATGACGGATACCAGGTCGTGCGGAAGGAGTTGTTTGCACATCTTCGTGACCCCGCGATCGTGATCCGCAAGGACAGCATCACATTTAACACGGCCTGCATCACCGGGCTGGAAGATGTGGTTTATGTACACGTCATGTTCAACAGTGATTTGAAGCGTATTGTTGTACGCGGCTGTGATGAAAACGACAAGGACGCTCTGCGCTGGTGTATCGCCAAGCCGGATAAACGTAAAAGCCGGAAGATGACCTGCAAACCGTTTTCAGAACTGGTGTATAAGGAAATGGGCTGGGATACCGAATGCCGGTATAAGATGCTTGGGTACAGAATTTCGTTTGAAGGGGAAACTTTGTATGTTTTTGACCTGCTTGCGCCGGAGATCTTCCATGAGGGCCAGAAGCGAAAAAATGGAACAGACCAGAAAAATGCGCAAGAGACAAAGTCTGCAAATACCAGAAAGGGATTTTACCCAGATGATATTGTGGGTACTTTTGGCGTACCTGTAGAAGAACATCTGAAAGAATCCGAAGTTCAGCAAATGGATGGCTATGTATCGGTGGGGATGCTGACGGGTAAGACCATCCCCGATACCGGGCTTGATTAAAACGGCAACCAGGATTCCAAGGGGGAAGTGCGCCCATTTTTAAGGAGGGGAGAGTAGTGAACGAAAGAATATGGAACCAGCGGATGCTGGGTCTGACTTTTAATGTCGAAGATGGAAGGATCACAATCTTCCGCAGCACATTGGAAGCATTAGGCTGGCCAACCCACTATCGTTTTCTGTACAACCGAGAGGCAAAACAGGTAGCTGTGCAGAACTGTACGGCTGAAGATGCAGGAGCTCATAAGACACCGAAGCTGACTGTGAGCAACAGCTGCGAGATCAAGTGCGTGGCATTGGTGCGGATGATCTACCGGGACATGCGGTGGAACCGGAACAATACATATCGTCTGGATGGGAAAAGCATCCCCAGACAGCAACTTGTGAGTTTCGATTTAGGCACTCCGTTTTTGGTCGAAAACGGGAAAGCTCTTGACGAAAATCCAAGCCCCACAAAGCCCCTGTGCGGCGAAGAAGTGTCCGCTGCAGAAAGTTCCTCGGTCTCGCCAATTAAACGCAACAGTGGGGCGATGTGA